GATGAGCCCAGTCGGAACAAGGGCTCGTTCGCCCGGAAGGACTTCGAGAATGTTCCCTTCAAGTTCGACTTCGTTCTTGAAGTTATCTCTCTCGTATATGGTGACCTTGTCGCCCGGGCGGATGGAAGCGCGAAGGTCGAAGCACGCGGCCCAATCCGTTCCGTATGCGGGAAGGTGCGCTTCAGGATACATCTTATAGATTTTCAACGTGTTCATAGTGTTGCTTAGTCTCTCTTCTTTCCTATGCTATACTTTGGGAGCAGTTCCCATTCGCTTTTCTCTTTGTGCGATATGACCTTTATCATCGACAGAGGTGCCTTTGGAATCAAGGCGTCGCTTGCGTCAACGACTTTGACCAGTTTCCAGTCAGCGAGCAGGGATACTATGGTGTTTCTCCGCCCGAGGTCGTCTTCAGTGAACTCACTCGGCTTGCCATCGAGCATGAATAGTTCTTTGAAGTGCAGGATAACATAACGCCCTTGCTTGTGCAAGATGTGACAAGATTGATACAGTTTGTTATCATGCTTGGACGCGACTCCAATTCGAGTCAGCGTTTCTCGGACTTTGAGGAAGTTGTCAGGCGACGGCAGTTCTATCTCAATACCAACACCTTTGAAAATGTCGTCGTTCATATCACAGAAACCTTATCGTTGTTATTGTTCCTGCTTATTTAGACGAACCGCCAGTTTCTCTCGTTTTCAGAATCGCTTTGACTTGGTCACTTGTCAGGATTTTCAGGTACTGGTTTGCGACGGATTTGTTACACCCGTAAACAGAACAGATAGCGTTGATGATTTCAGACGGTTCATTCTTGAACCAAGGCTTGTGTCTCTTTCCCTTTCGAACCGAGTTCAGAAGATACTCGAACTGCGGGCGCTTATCAAGGTGATAGTTGATGTTCATATCATTCGCGAACTCAATCGTGTCGTAGTGATACGATAGAGCGCGATTGGTCAGAAACGGGTTGTATTCCTTTTCTGCGAGAGCGTCGTCTTCGCTGCCTCGCATCAGGTTCTTCTTTCCCGTGTTTATCTGAGTGACATACTCAAACGGGTTTCTGGTTGTCATAGTCTCCACTCCGAAAGACGGAAGCACACTCGTAGCAAATCTCTACCTCCTTGGTTCGCTTGCCCCATATGAAGGACCTATACTTCATCTTGACTGTTATGGGAAGTTCTTCATCGGGTATGTCTTTCTCACATCCGAAGCACTTTCTCATTTGAAGTCAATCTCCGCCATCAGAGAAGCCAGCGCGGCGACACGGTTCACTTCCGTATCCGCGACGAAAGCCTCTTTGAACTGATATTCCGCAAGGATGATGACCGCAGTCGCGACTCCCGATGAACTCTTGATTTGAGTAGGAAGCACGTCATACAGGTGGCGATACAGAACCGACGCTTCCATGTCAAGGTTTTCGGAAACCCACTTGCGCATACCGTCGAAGTTCTTCTTTTTCAGGAAGTCGATCAACGACTCGATATTTTCTGCACCGAGGTTGCGCAGGATGCCGGAATCTATAGAACCCGTCGCGGAATACCTCTGAAGCTCATTGAGAGTCCGGCGCCAGTCTGGAAAGTGAGTCTGGATAAGTTCCGCGACCGTCTTTGGGTCATACTTCACACCCTCGGTTTCGAGAATGTGACATGTGCGCTTGAAGAACTGCGCCGCGATTTTCGCCTTCTGAGCAGGCGGAATCGTAAAATCAATGACGCTGCACCGTGACCGAAGCGGTTCGATGATCTTGTTCTTGAAGTTGCATGTCAGGATGAAACCACAGTTCGAAGAGAACTCTTCCATGAAGTTCCGAAGAGCGGCTTGCACGGCGGCACCCAACCCGTCGGCTTCGTCAAGAATGATATACTTGCGCCCACCCGCGAAAGAGACCGTGCTCGCGAAGTTTGCGATATCGACCCGCAGGACTTCGATAGAACGCCCTTCGTTCGAACCGTTGATGATTAGGTAGTCGGCACCGATTTCATCAAGCATTGCTCGCGCGACGGTTGTTTTACCGATGCCGGCGCGCCCCGACAGAAGAAGGTTTGGGATGTTGCCTTGCGAGACGAACTCTTGAAAAGTCGTCTTCATTTCAACAGGCAAAATAGTATCCGCGATCTTGCGCGGGCGATACTTTGCGACCCAGAGGAAGTCAGTCACGTCATTCATCATCATGCTCCAAAAAAGAAGAAAGGGGTTTCCCCCTTTCTATCACTGTTCGCTCGCGGTGTCAACAAGAACTTCGTCGGTTTCCTGTTTCGTTTGTGCTTCTCGCCCGGCTGCCAAGAATGCAGCCATACGGGCACGCAGCGTGCCCACGGCAAGAAGTTCCTCGCCACGGAACGCCCCTCGTGCGGTTACCGTATCGATGATGTTGACCGCGAGTTCGATGTCGTTAAGATTGAGTTCGACTTGTTGCATATTTACCTCTTGTGTTGATTATCGTGCTTCGATAGCGATCCAGTAACGGACCTTATCGGACTTGAAGAAAGCGACTCCGTTCGAAGAAAGAGAGACTTCGTAGTCCGAAGGAAGAAGTTTCAGATTGTCGACCTTGATGACCGTCTTGAATGGCCCCGAATTTTCGACCTCTCCCACCTCGACCTCGAAAACGTCACCAGTGCTGTTCTTCGTATCGACAGCAGCCATAGAGACCGTGGTTCCGTTTCCGATGAAAGCGATTTCAGTGAGTTGAAGAACACCAGCCGCGCGCCGAGCGTTTTGAATGTCTTCCCACTTGATGTTGAGTTTCGCAATCACGTTGTTGACCGGAAGTTCCTTGTCCGGAGCGCAGACGATCATCGAAGGGGCTGCGTAGGTATAACTCACCTTGCTCTTTCCACCCGCGATGATGAACTTCTCTTTCTGGAAGTCGACATCAGGGTTCTTGAACAGCGAGACGGTCGCCAGAAAGCGAGACAGGTCGAAGATTCCCGCTTCCGAAGGAATGTCATCGTCAATCGTCGCCGCAGCCATCACGGTCTTCTGAGGCGACATGGTGCGGATTGTCTTGCCCGGGCGCAAGAGGATGTTGGTGTTGATTTCCGAGAAGTTCTTGAGGATGCTCAAGGTCTGGTCACTGATGTTCATACTTTACCTTTCGTTGCTTTCATCGCACGGCGTTCCTTGCGATTCGGTTGTTTGTCCACATTAACACTAACGTCGTTCTGTGTCAAGTAGTTCTTTTGGTTGGATTCTGCGCTTGCCGTCGGGGACGCTTGAATGGCAGCGAGTGCAGCCATAGAACCACCAAAGACGTAAGAACCGACATGCTTAAGTTGCATCCACGGGCAGAGCCACACTTTCAGCCCGATGCGGCGGGCATAGAGACTAAACATGTAGTCTTCCGACAGATACCGACGACTTTCGGGTTCTATGATCGTGTCGAAGTAAGCGGTGATTTCTCTCGACCCATCGAAGTTCTGGGTGCGAACGTGATCGGGTCTGTATTTCAGTTCCGGATACGCTTCTGCATACTTCTCGAAAACCTTTCGATGTATCATCATGAACCCCGTGCCGCCTTCGCGGATTTCCACAGGTTCATCGATGCGGAAAGAGTCGATACCTTCAGCAGGGTTGAACACATAGTCCCCGATGAAGTTCTCCAACTCGAACGGGTTCTTGCCGTAACCCATATCCACCGCAGTCTTGATCTTTTCCCATGCGATGGTCTTCTTTGGGTAGGGCCCCGTGACGATATCATATCCGGTCCCATCGTCGCAAAGGTGCAGAAGTGTCAGAACGTCGCGATAGTTGAAACCTATGTCGGAGTCGATGAACATGAGGTGTGTTGCGTCGGACCTGAGAAACTCGTCTACACAGTAGTTCCGCGCCCGAGTAATCAGACTTTCGTTGAAGAGGTAGTAGAACCGGACCGGTATATCGTGTTTCGCGCATACGGTCGCGAGTTCATTACACGACTTCGTGTAGAATCCCGAACAGTTTCCGCCATACATCGGCGTCGCAATCATAAGCGACTTGTTCCTTAAGTCGTCAGCGGTTATCTTGATTTCCATGTTTTTCCTTCTCACTGAACTTTTCAGCGCGATCAAGTTGAGCCTTGATGTAATGCGCACACTCTTTCGCGCTAAACGCATAAGAGTCAACCTTTGGCATACGGTTGTCGTCTCCGATGCCGCGAACTACCGAGGCAGAGAGCATCATAGCGGATGCCATTATCATGCATACCTGGTGCATACCGGAACCTTTCGGGCCGTCGTCGTAGTCCCGCCCTCTCTCGAAGTCGTCGATATGTCTTTTCAGACTATCAATCATTTGTTGCCAAGGCAAGCCCTTTTCCCAGTTGCGGTGTGCATATTTTTCCGCACCATACTCGAGCGCGGCCGCGCCTGCGGCAACCGCCTCGAGCGGGACCTGTCTGAGATAAGGAACCCCGAGAGCCTCGCGCATGGCTCCCGTGCTAGTGGCGTCGAACTTGGGTTCATCTGTCATGTGGATTCTCTTTGGACCTCACTAAAGTTTTTCATTTTCTTGACTCGAATGACCGAGTCGAAACCTTCAACCGCTCTCTCCTTATGCGAGATAACGAATATGTTGAGTTTGTTCTCTTCGGCAGTCTCTTGAAGGATTTTCTGCAAAGCCTCAATCGCGAATGCGTCAAGTGACCCGTCGAACACTTCATCCATGACCAGAAGGTTGGTCGCGACTGAGTTTCTCATTCTGCTGATGGCTCGCCATGTCAGAATGAGCGCAGTGTCAATCTTCGCCTTCTCACCTTCCGAGAATGAACTGTAAGAGAACTCATCACGAAACCTTGATTTGATCGTTTCGTTGAAGTTCTCATCGAGTTGGAAGTCCACAAAGAAGTCAAGCGCTGACAGATACCGGTTGATGATCTTGTTCATCACGGGAATGTATTGCTTGATGATCCGAGACTTGATGCCTCCATCCTTCAACATCGAAGCCGCGATGG